TATGAATGCTTGCATAAATTCGATCATGAAAGAGGGACAAACGCTTTTTCTTATTTTAATATTGTTGCTAAAAATTGGCTGATAATTAATTCTAGAAAGATAAGGAAAAGAACGTTTTCGTCAATATCTATAGATGACCATGATTCTATGTCTATCCGAGATTTACATCAAATTTCTAGCCACCAAATAGTACCAGATCCTGTAGAGATGAGTATTTATAGAGAGTCGCTAGCAATGATCCGCCCTTTGTGTGAAGAAATACTTGGAGAATTAACTCATAAAAATGACATTAACTGTATGCATGCAATTATTACTGTATTTGAGAATATTGAACAACTAGAATTTTTAAATAAAAGGGGAATCTTCGTCTATATTAGAGAAATTTCAGGACTTAATTCTAAACAGCTCTCTTCAAGTATGACAAATATTCGCAGAAAATATAGGGCGAAAGTGGGAAAAGACAAAAAATTCGATTTATTTTGAGGTTTAAAAAATGAATTTAACAGAAGAATTTGAAAAAATAGAAAAAAAATCAGAACAATTTTCTGATTTACTAGATTCTTTAGAATCGACAGAAAACAAGAAAAAAATGTTATGGAAAGAAATATATGATAATGCTATTTCAGATCGTATGAATGCATATATGCTCTTTATAGGAATATATACAAATATGGGAAACTCTGTTGCAGACCATATATCGGTAGGTTCAACATTATCAAAATATTTGGAAAGGATGAATAAATCAAATGATCAACTTATAAAATTAGCAGAAATTATTGCAAAAGAAGAAGAACGAACTGATTCAGTTGATCCAGACGACATTTTTAATAAGATAGATAAATGATATGCCAAAAATAGATGCATCAAAATTAAGACCAGGTAGACTTGGAAAAGAAGTTTTTGGACTCCTCGGAAAAGGCGGAACTCCCGTACTTGTTAAGGGAGTTGTCGAAGAAATTATATATGTACCAGAGACTTTTGATTACGAGGCCCTTAAAGGAAGAATCGAAGATCCAAAATCTTTCTCAGACGTTCCTGCAAATTCTCTATTGGTTAGAATTATTAGTGGTAAAGAATATAAAAACAGCGGTAAATTAACTCTCTGCCATCCGTTATTCCCCCAACATCTCCAAATGCCAATTAAAGTTGGTGAGCATGTTTTTCTTTTTAGGTATGGAAAAATTGGTTATTGGTTAGCTAGGGTACCTGATGTAAGAACTGTTGAAGATGTTAATTATTCACACGGTGATAGACGGCATCTCCACGCGTCAGATACAGAATCAACTGTCGACCAAGCAAATACGGCAACAGGCTCAAGCAAAAAGCTAATTGGTATTTTTAATAATGGTGGAGAATCAGAAGACCAAGTTAACTTTTCACCAGATGATAGTTACGATAAAATATTTGAAATAACGACAACAAATAATTCTGTTACGAAAGAGCCGGTACCATTTTTCTTAAAAAGACCAGGAGACCTGGTCTTACAAGGATCAAATAATACGTTAATTTGTCTAGGGCAGAATCGTGGGTGGACAAAAAAAGATGAAGAATTTGAAATTACGAATGCTGTTTACGACGAAGAGTTATTGGATTCCGGCGCAATAGATATAGTCGTCGGAAGAGGACGATATCGTCCAGATAATCCAGCTACAGATGCAGCTGATGGTGATGATCCTATAAGGTCTGCAACAAGATTAATGACCAGCGCTAATGAAGGGAAATTAGAGGCTAATCGGATGTCAATATTAAATGATATTCCATTAAATCCTGCCGAGGGAGACCCGGACTATGAATATGATGCTGCTAGATTTAATATTTCTATGAAAGCTTCGTATGATGAGCAATTTTTTATTAATAAAAATATTGATGATGAAGATATTTTGCCAACAGTTCCAAAGTGGCCAGACGATGCAGCGCCCGGAAGTGAAACAGAGGGCCGCGGTGATGGTGCTGCAATTGAGCCGGCTATGGATCAATCATATTCCGTTCTAAAGTCTGACCAGATCCGAATCATAGCTCGCAGACAAGAAGAAAACATGAATGGCCTGAAAGATGGAGTTACTGAAATTAATGGTTCTATAAAGATTATTAAAGAAGGTATAAGAAATTCCGAAGAAGGAGATGGCCAGGCCGTAATTATCATGCAACCCGATGGTACTATTATAATTGACGGTCCAACTATTATTATTGGTAGCGGACATGCTGATCTAGAAAAAGAAAATGGATTAGGTACGCAAGTTGTTTTAGGACGTGGCGCTGTAGAACCAATAGTTTTAGGAAATGTTTTAAAAGATTTACTGGATGCGCACTTTGAGGATATAAAGAGTCATTTAGATAATCTAAAAACCCATTTATCTTCAGGTTTCGATGTGCATTTCCATCCGACTGGTGTTGGCCCCTCGGGACCCCCTACAGTACCAGCAGCAGCCTTTGCTGCTAATATTGATGCTACAAAATCTGCTATTGACGGATCGATTAACGATTTAATCACGACGTTATCCAAATATGGGAAAACTAAATAAATGGCCCTCAATCGACAGAAATTATATGATGGTTTGTTAGATGCTCTCGAAAAAGGAAAAGAAACAAAATCGGTTTCTGGTGGAGAAGAAGGCGAAGTAGAGGCGAAGCATACGGAAGGCGATGTTGCTGGATTTATTGCTGATGCAATTGTGGATTATGCATCAGATGCTGAAATATTAATGCTTACTGGCCCATTTATGATCCCCGTCATCCCGACTCCGATGGCAGACCCTGTTAACATTGCACAGCCAGTACAGGTACAAACAGCCGATGTCGGAAAGGCTCCATTAAAAGCTGCAATTGAAGCTGGTTTTGCTGCAGGTGATCCTGTAATGGTTGGTGTAACTACCGGGGTAATGGCATATATCCCTGCTTCACTTTTAGTATTTCAGGGATCACCAGGTGGTGTAGCAACCGGTGTTACTGTTCCAACTGTTCCACCGATCCTGGCTCCTTGCATGGCTTTAGGGTTAGCTGGAGCCGGCGAACCTGAAATTGTGAACTTAATGGCTACAATTATTCATGCAAGTTTTAAAGCTAGTATTTTTAATGGCCTAGGCCTGACGTTAGCTGGTGGCGCTGGGCCTGTAGTTGGTCAACCATTATTATAGTATGTTTTAACTCAAAATTTTGATCCGATATAATTATAGAAGAGGTGAACTGATGGCTACAAGACAAGATCGAAAAGTTTACAGCTTCAAAAGCGTAGGCGATCTAACAGAAGATATCGTATCAGAAAGATATCAGGCTAGTACTACCCCTATTGGTATTATAACTCCTTTGCAATTAGGAAATGGTTCGAATATTTATAAAATGCACTATAAATTAGAAGATCAAATTAGGGATAATTTAAGAAATCTTATTCTAACGAACAAGGGCGAAAGATTAGGTAGACAAGATTTTGGTGCTAATTTACTAGAATTGGTTTTCGAATTAGGATCAGATCAGGCTGATCAGCAGGCAATGATTAGAATAAGAAACTCCGTAGGGAAATATCTTCCATTTGTTAACCTTGTAGGCTTTGCAACCGATATCGATCATTTTGACAATAAAGAGGTTGCAAAAATAAACCTTTTTATAACATATACAATACCAAGGATTTCAACAAAACAAAGAGGTCTAAAGGTAACTTTATATACCGCAGGATAATTTATGGCGAATAATAAGAAAAATACTACAAAAGAAATTTCAAGAAGTTTTATTGCTAAAGATTTTGATGCAATGAGACTAGATTTACAAAAGTTTGCAAGAACATACTACCCAGATAATTTACAGGATTTTAGCGAAGCATCATTAGGTGGCTTGTTAATTGATCTCGCGGCATATGTCGGGGATACAATGTCTTATTATACTGATCATCAATTCAGGGAATTAGATCCAACATCTGCTGTTGAAACTATTAATATAGAAAAATTAGCGCAAAATGCTGGAGTAAAAATCGGAGGAGCATCCCCTGGGGTTGCTGAAGTTGATTTTTATGTTAGGGTACCGGCAATCGAAGAAGATGGAATATTAGTACCTCAGTCTAATGCTTTACCGATTATAAAAGAAGGCACAATTTTAAACTCTACGATTGGCGTTAAATTTTATTTAATAGAGGATCTAGATTTTAGTATTACAGACTCTGTAGGAAATCTTATAGCTCGAAAAGTTCGGGTAAAACGACGATCCGGACAAGATTCTTTTATCTTGGTCTTACCCGGAACTTGTGTCTCTGGCGTTATTGCTACAGATACATTCACTATATCCAATGCTTTTGTACCATTCAGGTCTATATCTCTTCAAAACCCCGACGTAAGTACAATTCTTAAGGTTACTGATAGTGATGATAACGAATATTACGAAGTTGAAAGCTTATCCCAGGATACAGTTTTTAAATCTTTCCAGAACAACAATAGAACAGATGATGGTATAGAGTCAAACCTTAATGTAGTACCAGCACCTTATAGATTTATTACAACCACAGATCTTAAAACAAGGCAAACAAGAATACAATTCGGATCTGGGAGATCTTCTAATACTGCTGATGATGGCGTTCC